CTATCCCTTACCCCTAAATTAACAGAACTATGAAAGACATAACAGCCTTTTTGTTTATTCTTTATCTTTGGTTAATTGGATTTGGTAAATGGGATTAAATTGAATTGAATAGTTTTCTATATTCCCAAACCATTTTAGAGTAGTTTTTTTCATGGGTGCGGCTATCAATGTCCTCACCCTTTTTTATTGCTTTTAACACATTTGAACTGCCGCAATTATAAGATGCTGTAATTTCTTGGTCGGTGGGGAATGGGAGTTCTTTATTTAACTGTTTTCTCTTTTCTTCCAATACATCAATAGCTTTCAAACATGACTTGTATGGGTCTTTCCAATCACCAGACTTAATAAAATCGGGGAAGCTGCCTGTATCTATTTGCCAATAAGAAAACCCATGATACTGCTTTTCTGTTTCCCCCTTACGCTGCCCATAATCTCCCTTTGGTTCAATGTTCTTAAATGGTGTACGATTCTTAATGAATGGAATTAAAAGCGTCCATGTTTCCCTATATGCCATTGCAATAAGCCAATCAGGAGTGTATATTAAATCAGGATTGGATAGTTTCTTTTCTTCAATGGCTTTTACAACTATGGGAAATAAGTTGTTTTTATACCATCCCATTATTTCAAGTGAAGTCATATAATTAAAATTATTCCTGTGGCTAAAATTAATATCCTGAATCCTATGGCTACCCACTCAACATCTTTATCACTTATGAATCTTTTTTTGTAAAATAGAATGGTAGCTAATAAATGAATAAACCATATTTCTATCTTATCAATAATACTAATTGGTGAGGGGGTTATATATCCTACTCCAAGTCCTCTAAAAATGTTCAATGTTGTATCAAATACTACCCGAACAAAACATAAAAGAGATACCCCATATTCCCATCCAAACTTCCACCCAATTAAAACGGCTGCAATACCATGTAGTGTTCCATTTAAGGCATGATAAATTCTTTTACCCCTTTCTATTAACCTGAAATTATAGTAGGCTAAAGCGGTTGCAAAGATGTTGTATAGCAGAATAAATATCATCTTACTTTAAAATAAACGGGTCATTATTACCACGCTTGGCTGCATTAATTTCTTTATTCAATCTATACAGACAGAAAATAGTTAGAATAGTAAATGCAACGCCAAATGGGATGAACACAATATTAAGATTGCAATTACCACTATAACATTGCCCTATTGAGAATAGGCAAAAAAAACCTACTAAAAATGAAACTACCGCAAAGAAAGTCCACTTACTTCCAAATATTTTCTTAATCATATAACTTTTTTAAATAGTGAAATAATCTTTTTTCTATTGTAGATAAATAAAACTACTGCCGCCCCTATCAACATTCCCCACCATAATAGGTTCTTTGTTTTCCTTTCAACTTCTTTTGATAATAAAAACTTATAGGCTTTAACACTATCTTCTAATGACATTCTTAAATTAGTTTCCATTTCCCTATCCAAACTTATTTCATCAAGTTTCTTTAATAGTTCTGATTCTTTTAACTTAAATGATTTTATATCCCCTGATACATTAAATCCCTTGCCGGGTACATACTCAACTTTATTTACTATTCTTTCTTTCCCTTGAATAAATACCGTATCGTGTTCAGGGTCATTAAAAATAATGTCAGCATCTAATGTCTTTATTAATTCTTGGTAGTGTTTTGCAACTGAATCCACTTTAACCTTGACGATTGAATCCACATTTACTTTTGTGACTACTGATGTAGTTTGTACTTCTTGTTCAATGTCCTTAGTTACTTTACATGAAAAGGAAAGGATGGCTGCTGCTACAAATAGAACAGTTAAAATAATAATTACATAAGATTGATTATCTGATTTTCTCATAAACCTGCTTCTTTTTTTTCAATGTCTGAATCTGCTTTATCAACATCGGATTTATCTTTTGAACTACCAAAATAATATGCAGCCACAGAAACAACCACACCTAAAACAATTCCAGAAGATAACATAACTGCATCTTTATTACTTAATGGGATAGGTATATATAAAAGGAAAAATAGAAATCCAAATCCTAATAAAACTACCAAAAGAGCAATTACACTTCTGATGTTCTTAGCGAATACTTCAAAAAACTCCTTCATCTTTTTTGTTTTTTTATTTACTTATAAAATATCCAATTAGCACTAACGAAACCGCACCTAAAGCACTTAAAAATATCCAAATCATCTTATCCCTTCCCTTTGTCTGGTTATTGGTAGCCACCAACTCTTTTATAATGCCATCGTGGTTTTCAGTTTTTTCTGATAGCATATCTACCCGCCCATTGGTCTTAGTTGTTTGTATGAGTATTGCTTCCAGCTTTTCCTCCATTCTTATTAATTGCGTATGTAACTGTTCCATCTTACTATTATTTATATCTGTTATCATGTCCGCTTTTCATTCACTCTTTGTTTAATCAACTAATGTTACTCGTCTGCCTGATTGTCTTAGTTCTATTGCTATACCTAACCAAGTTGAACTTGCACTTGTTACTGTTGGCGTGTTGTCAGTTGTATTAACCCTACTCATCGCATAATAACCACCAACGGCAGCACCATCGGTGCAACCTATGTCATTGTTTTCAGTCCATCCGCTTTCAGGTGAACCCGTAAAATCATCACGATTATTGAAGTAAGATGCAAGAATAGCGTTTCTTTGATTTAAAGAATTGAGTGTAATAGATGGGTCTGCACCTGTTCCCGAATTTTCTGCGGATTGTATAATTGCATTTCTGCCATCAGCCCCGGTTTGAGCATTTGCTACATCATAAAAAGCATAAGCAACAGATGTCGGGAATGGTGAAGAATATGTAACTGTCAAATCATCAGTAGTCGTTGTTGTCGTTGGCATAAATGCCCATATAATTATCTTTCTTGAACCGTCATTAATAGAATCAACCATCCACCAATTATTGCCATCACTACTTGAAAATGTGGTAGCTGATACACTGTTTGCACAGGATACAAGTATATATAGATGATTTGCCTCTAAGTTACGATTTGACAAAATTGATGACCCGTTACCAAGTGTTACATTGCAAGATGCTTGGGATGAACCATTAGTAATTGTTATCTGCCCAAAAGAAACATGACTTATTAAGAGTAGTATGAATAATATCTTTTTCATTAGTCGTATGTAAAGTTTATATTAAAATTTATTCCATTGCCAGCACCAGACGTGATAACAATCCATATTTGCGTATTAGCCGGGACTGTTGCATCATTGAATCCTGTATCGCTTTCAACGGTTGTTATTGAAGTCGTTGTTGCTGCACCTGATAAAACAGCCGTCCCGCTTGAACGGTCAGAACCCTGATAAACTTGAAACGTAACACTTGCAGAACTTCCGCCAGTACAAACGGTTTTTATACTTGTTATTGTTATAGCTGCTGTTGTGGTGAACATTACTATCGTATCAGCCGCAGCCGGAAATTCCCAAAATGCAGACTTTGATTGTGTACCTAAACCCCCATTAAATGTTGCCCAAGTACCGTCCCCACGCCAATAAGTAGAACTACTTGCACTTGTACCTGAATTAAGATTAGTTACGGGTAAGTTTCCTGTTACACCATTTGCAAGATTAACCTGATTCCATGATGGGTTGTTACTTGTTCCTTGATTACTTAAATATCTTGTGGCATTGGCATCCTTATTTAAAAGGGCAATGTTGGTTGTTGTTGAAAAATATGGTATATCACCTTGCGCCCCTGCTGCGGTTGCAGTAAGTGTTCCCGATGTGGTAACGGGGCTATTGGTAATCGTTACAGGGAATCCGGGCATTGATAAGCCTACTGATGTTACCGTTCCTGCACCACCCGTATATTGTGGGACATTAAGAACTCCTGTTACATTGTCGTATGTAGCTGCCCCACTTGTCCCTGTTGTCGTCAAACTAACTGCTGTGCGTGCACCAGCCTGATTCACATAAGCACTTGGATTTGTACTGTTATAGGGAGTAAAGCCTAATGCAGTTGTAATCTGTGATGAACTTACGCTTGTCAGATAACCAGAATCGTTTGTGAAAGAACTTATGAGTGTGGGTACTGTAGGGATAGTTGGGAATGTTGCTAACGAATCTGGGTTCACTACAGGAGTTACAACAGTCACTTCAAGTGGTAATTCAACCGGTGGTGTACTGAGCATTACTAACGTTGGTACAGCTAACCTTTCTGGAGTTATCCCAGCAGGTAAGTATGTAAGGCTTCGTACTGTGAATGTCACTGCAATACCTACATTCACTTTCCAATCAGCACAGGAAGTGTTGCTGTAAAGAGTTAGTTTACAAAACCACCTTGAGATATAGGTGGTTTCAACAAATTAATTCAAGTTTATTTTCTCAAGGGGTTGACAATAAGAGTTTAAGTTTGATATAGTCTCTTTCTTGAAACAATTAATGGAGAGAAATTATATGAATTTATATAAAGTTGAATTGAAAGCAACAGATGCATCCGGTATCAAGTTTCTAGAGAATGTTATTAAGTTTTCAAAACTAGGCGCGACCATTGATACAGCCTACCCAACTAAAAATACTTTTCCTAATAAAGTTATGTTGAATATAGAGACTGAAGAGCATCTTGAAGATGACATGGTGAATGGTGTTCGGGTGTATCCTGTTGAGTTGCAGTATAGTAAAGAGCAGCTTGATGCTATGGAGTGGTCTGAATTTAAGGCAGCGGTGAAGCATCTTGTCCCTAAAGGACGCGACCGAAACGTCATGACTAATAAATACCTTGAAGCTTGTAAGACTGGTATTGTCAGTGATTCAGAAGAGTAATCTAAATGCCCGATAGTAACTACGGTCCTAAAAGTCGAAAGCAATCAATGTTCTTAAACAATGATGCTGATATTGTTGTTTTTGGTGGTGAATTTTGCGCCTCCAGTTAAAACTCTCTTAAACGGGGAAAGCTAAGGACTTGTATAAATCAAGTCTATGCCAATCCCGTGCCAATGTTTAAAGACAGTGCGTAGAGGCCATCGAAAACACACAGTAATGTGGAAGTGAGTAGAGTAGGGATCAAGCGATTCCGAAACAGAGAGAATTCTTAGAATTAAGAGTTGGTCCGACACTTAGGGAAACTTAAGAAAAGCTTAGCGAGCTTTATAACAGAAAGGCTATGGGCGGAGGTAAGTCATATTGTGGCTTGCTTCGCCATCTCCGCTGGGTACATGATCCTCAGTATCGTGGTTTCATCATCCGTAAGGTATCCAACACTCTAACTAAATCTGGCGGCCTCTTCGATGAGGCTCGTCAGCTTTACAAAGCATATGATCCAAAAGTTAAAGTTAATGTAAAAGAAATGAAGTTCACATTTGCATCGGGTGCTGAGATTTCAATGTCTCACCTTGATACAGATGATGACGCAGAGAAATATCGTGGGTTGCAAATTTCAGGGGCGATGCTAGATGAGGCCACTCAGATTTCTGAGGACCACACTTTGGTTGTTCTGTCTCGGCTTCGTACTAAAGCGAAGATGAAGCCTAACTTATTTTTAACTTGTAACCCTTCTCCTGACTCGTTTTTGAGACGTTGGATTGATTGGTGGATTATTCCTAAAGGGGAAGAAAACGCCGGTAGACCTAACCCAGAACGAGATGGTAAAGTTCGTTGGTTTATTCGTCAAAATAATGAAATGATTTGGGGCGACAGTAGAGAGGAACTTCTTGAGACTTATGGTAAAGACGTACTTCCACTTTCTCTGCAATTTATTTCAGCGACAATCTATGACAATCCACCATTAATTAAAGCTAACCCCGGATATCTTGCAAATCTTCAAGGTCTTAAACGTGTAAAAAAAGAACGCGACCTTTTTGGGAATTGGGATATCCGCGAGGATTCCAGCGGATTCTGGAAAGCTGAGTGGATGGGTGAACCTGTTAATCCCTTTGATCTTGACATAGTTCAATATTGTAGGGCTTGGGACATTGCTGGCTCATTGCCATCAGAAGCACTTCCTAACCCCGACTGGACTGCCGGAGTTCTTTTAGGAAAAACTAAAAGTGGGCTCTATGTCATTATGGATGTTGTTAGGTTCCGTGCTAGGTTTGGTGAAGTTATACAACGAATGATTGAAGTTGCCAAAGAAGATCCGGAAGGAACTCAAATCATAATTCCTCAAGAGCCCGGACAAGCCGGTAAAGCTGCTGGACAAATGATGATTAAAGAGTTCCTTAGTGAAGGTCTCTATGCTCGGATGAGGGCCACAAATAAATCAAAAGTTTTAAGATTCATGCCGTTCGCATCAGCATCCGAAGCTGGCCTAGTGCGTTACGTTCACGGAGATTGGAATGATACATTTTTCGCCGAATGTGAGGCTTTTGACGGCTCCCGGGCCAGGAAGGATGACCAAGTGGATGCTGTAGCTGATAGTTTTATAACACTAGCACAAAAACAAATTATACCAAACTTCTCGTCTGGGCTGCTCTCTGCAAACTTGACGCACGCTAACCCCTTCCTTAATGCAGGAGCTTAAATGGCTGATGATGCTGAAATCTCCCTAGAGGCAGGGGAAAATGATATCCCAACGCTTGCTCTTGGTGAAGCTGGCTTTAATAACCTCCAAGTTTTAGGTGGAGAAATTCTTGAGGAGTGCGCTGGCGAATTGCGCTGGCCTCAAGCAATTAAGACTTTTAAACGTATGGAAAAAGATGGTGCGATTGCTCCAGCTCTTGCGTATGTTGAAATGATGATTTCTCGTGTTGATTGGACAGTAAAGATTCCAGAAGGATACGAAGAAGAATTAAAAGATAAAGCCATATTCATGCGGCAATGTATGAATGATATGGAGCATGATTTTAAATCCTTTATTAAACAAGCTGTGAGTTTTAACCGCTATGGTTTTGCGCCGGTTGAAAAGGTTTATCGGCAAAGATATCGTGATAAAGGCTCTATGTACAACGATGGTCTTATTGGTATTCGTAAACTACCCCTGCGCTCTCAAGACTCAATCGATAGCTGGGTATTCAAGAATAAAGGTCGCGACCTCGCTGGTTTGAATCAGTGCGTTAATATCCCAAGTAATCGTGCGGTAAACTCATATCCAGAATTGACCGAGTTCAATTATAACAACGTTAAATTTATTCCTCGTAAAAAGTTTATGTTGTTCCGCTCGAACCCGATTAAGGACAGTCCAGAAGGACAATCCCCTCTCGTGGGCTGTTGGACAGCTTGGAAGTATAAGACAGCATATCAAGAGTCAGAAGCCATTAGCGTAGCTCAAGACTCAAATGGCTTTAAAGTTCTCTACTTGCCACCACAGTACATGACTGAAACAGCAACCCCGGAAGACAAGGCAGTATTCGAACATTACAAAACAGTAATCAAGAATATGCATCAAGCTAAAGAGTCAGGTTTGATCCTACCTCTCATTCTTGACCAAGACGGTAAGAAGATGTTTGAGTTTGACATTATGTCTGTAACTGGACAGAAGTCTTATGATACAAACCTTATTATTCAGCGTTACACAGCAGAGATTCTAACTGCTTTGTTTGCAGATTTCTTGACC